TGTACTGTATTAGAAATGCATATACTCACTGTATCGGATATGGAATGGAAGATGGCAATATATCTTACAAGGAAGTCTTGTTCCGGTGCTACACCGGCAAATAAAGCAATACGGCATCACTGACTTTTGATACCGTTTGTAGGATATATAGATCCAACGTATTGGGTATATAACTCCAATAGTTCAAGTATTAGTGATTGACAACTAGGATATTAACTCCTTGATAGTAGATTTTGTATAAGTATATCCGGATTAGCTATAATGATATTGGTTTTAGTTCAAGGGATGTTTTACAAAGACAAGGTGAAACCGATAATGTTCTGTTTCACCTGCATTTCCCCCTTGCTTTCACCCGCTATTGCTTTATTCATCGGTATTTCGAGAATTAGGTGGAATTGATGAACCGCATTATATTATAGTTACATTTTTGATGCCTAATTTATAAGGAAGGTAAGTTGCACAGTATTTCGTTACCGAATGATTCCATGATTCTTCTATTTTATCAAATTCGTGACTCTAACGTAAGTGTCACGGATTCAAAGAAAGCTTTTCTTTTGAGTATTGCCTTTGATTCTATCTTTGCTCTCATTAAAACTTAAAAACGGAATATAAGTATGAAAGACGAATTGTACATTAATGGAAAAGATGCCTATATCACATGGGGCATTAGTATGGACAGCACTTCTCTGTCCTTTCTCATGACTCCTTCAGCCAATAAGGCATATTTAGAGAATGAGAGCCGTTTGGATCACGGTAAGCGGGTGACGGTGACCAACCCGGTGATGGACACTCGTGATCTGACGTTACAACTACATCTGACGGCCGACACGGAAGAGCAATTTTTCCAACGTTACCGTAGCTTCTGCGAGGAACTGACTAAGGGAAGGCTGGAGATAGCAACAAAGTATCAACCGGACTTGGTTTACAGAACCATTTATCTGTCGTGTAGCCAATTCAGCCAATTTATGCGTGGTATTGGCAAGTTTACTCTTAAACTGAATGAACCCAACCCAAATGATAGAGCAGTATGACAGTAGATATTAAAGATGCCACCGGAAATATTCGCTTTTCTACTCCTATAAACAAGGGATCAAAGCGTAAATTCACGTTGATGCAAGAAGACTATATAACTTTAAAGTTTTCTTTGGAACATCCTGTTTATTTCAACTTAGGAGACGGAATAGATAATGAGCTAGGTATATTTGAGCTTATAGATCTTTATAAACCTGTTTATAATACTACTACAGGTGGTTATGATTACGAGCTTCGTTTAGATGCTTATTATTGGAAATGGAAGAACAAGAAATTTTTCTATACTCCGGAGAATGCAGGAAGAGAAGCTGGATGGAATCTGACAGCTACTCTTGAAACTCATTTAAAAGTCTTTATTGACAACTTGAATGTTCTTGGTTATAAATTTAGGAACCAAGAGTTTATTTTTAAAATAGACGATACGGTGGGACAATCTTCTAAACTCGTATCCTATAATAATACGAATCTAATTGATGCTCTTACTCAAATGGCTGAAACATGGGAATGCGAATGGTGGATAGAAGACAAATTCATTCGTTTCGGACGTTGTGAATATAGTTCTCCGATAGATTTCAAAGCCGGTGATTTGCAGGATACCGAGAATGTGAACGTCAACTCCATGCAAAGAAGTGACAGCCAAACAACGTATGCGACTCGTATTTATCCTTTTGGCTCTACCCGTAATATACCTGATAGCTATCGGAAAAGTCTTATCTTTGATGTGAAAGAAATCGAAGGAAGAGACATCCTTGATACTGCAAGGCCATTGAGTAATAAATATTTCCCGATTTCTACACAGACTGAAGGTGGCCTTAACCCTATTTTTTCAAATGCTATGTATAACTTTCCACAAAGTCAGTCCATTGCATCAGTCACTACCAAAAGGAAGATAGATTCTTTGTCAGGAGGGAGATACAAAATAAAAGTCGACGGTTTTTCTTGTGAATTTTTGGGCGGTGACAGGACTGATGGTTTAAAGGATTTTATAAAATTGAGAGTGTGGCTTACGTATGATACAGGAGGAGTTACAAAGCAGGTGGATATTTTCTCCGAAGAGAAAAATATTCCTCAAATTCCGGCTGGTACAGGTGTTTATTTAGATATCCCGAGTAAAGTAGTTGAATTTACGCTACCCGATGATTGTCAGAATATAACTATCGCTTCTGAGTGGAGCACAAAGCGAGTGCGCACTACTGATACTTATAATGTTGGAATGTTCACTCATGGTTACAATCCTGCCGTAGCTTATTCTAATTCTATTATGGTAACTTTTATCTCTGGTAGTAACGCAGGGAAATCATACCAGGCTGTGTATAATGCCACTTTTATACCAGAAGAGGGTAATTCTATTCGCCTTCCGGAAGGTATATCCGCTTCTTTGGGTGATCGATACAGTATTGACAACATTATCAAAGGTAAAGTTCCCGATAACTATTTCAGTAAAGATGAGAAGGAACTTACTTTGAATGGCGTTATTCAGAAGCGTCTTATGCTTGCTGAAGGAATCTCTTATGTAGATGCTTACCGTTATACTCCCACAGGGGAACGTATTGACATCGAAGATGAACGTTACGATAATCCTGATAATGTTGAAATGTCGAAAGAAGAAGCAATCGAAGAGATTGTTGTATTCGAGGATGAATATCCGAAGTATATTGGTAGTACTACGGTGGTTCCTGATCCTACTTGGGAAAATGAAAAGGCTGATGATAAGCCAACCGGCAATAAATATCCTATCTATACCTTCAAAGATACAGGACTAAAGAACTTTACAGAAGATTTTAGGTTGAATGGTGACGAATTTCATTTGATATTCCAGACAGGTTTACTTGCTGGGATGGATTTTGTTATTAATCTCGTAAAGAGTGATGATGCCGGAACAACTTTTGAAATCGTACGCAATAAAGATTATGGTCGTTATCTCCCAGACGACGCGCTTTATCCCCAAGCTGTTCATACGGAAAAAGGAGAAGAAATTCCAGCTGATACATACATTCTTTATGGCTTTGATACAGCTTTTATCTCTGAACAGATGT